CCTGGTTCTCATAGATTTAGAATCACCACAAAATTAAATAAAAAACTATTAACAGATGATGCCGACAAGGACTTCATCGAACTGCTCCGTCTTAACAACTCTAAAGTAGAGCAGTTGGTTGATCGTTCAGCTCTTAGCGAACTTGAAAAGTCTTTAGCACTTAGAACTTATGAAGAGTCTGGTGACTATGTTGTAAAAGACTTCAATATTGCTGTCAGAGAAAATCTGGATGACGGTGACAATAATGGTGTGTATGCTGCTGGTGATACCACTGCTCAAGATAATACTGCGTCTTCTGATAAGTATGCAGTTGAGTTTGGTCCTGGAACTGCATATGTCAGAGGATATCGTGTAAGTACACTGTCTCAGACTTTTGTTGATCTCGATAAACCGAGAGATACTGCTAATAGAGAAAATACTAATATTGCATTTAAGCTAGGTAATCTAATCAACGTAAATAACGTTTATGGATTCCCCAATACAACTGGATCTACAATTACCAATGCATATCAGACACTTGAATTAAGAGACACATTTAGTGCTTCTGCAGGAACTGCTGCTGGTGAGAAGATCGGTCTTGCTCGTGTTATTTCTTTTGAACACAGAAGTAATCCCGATGGAACTTATGGTAATGCTGATGATAACTATAAGGCAAACCTTATGGATATCCAGATGTTTACTATTCTGGATATGAACAGCAACCAAACTCTTGGTGCGGGTGTTCAAGTTGTTGGTAGAACTTCTGGTGCTAGAGGATATACTACAGAGGCATTTAGTAATGCTGGTCACATCGACCTCATTCAAGTAGAGGGATCATTCATTAAGAATGAAATGTTGACAGCAGATGGTATTAATCTGGACACTATTGATAATATTCATACATATCAGTTCTCTGATGTTCGTCAACTCGTCGCTAGAGATGAGACTACTAGTGTTATTGAATTTACCAGTGACATAATTTTAGAAGATATTCAACCTATTCAAGGCAGTACATTCACTTATGATGCTACTGGTGGTAGTGAAGATATTACTGGTTTACAGTCTAACTTTGCTCTAGATCTTCGTCCTGGAGATCGTATTTACTTCAGTGCAACAAAATATGTTGACGTTGATAAAGTAGATCCTGATGCATTGAGCACGACTGGATTTGCAAGTATCTTTGATTACTCTGCTCAGACAGTTAATGTAACACCTGGTGCAGGTGGTGCTGCTCCTAGTGCAGGAACATATACTAGTCTTCTTCGTTATCGTGCTAAGTTATTTGATGTTGAGAATGCAAATCTTCTCAGCAAGATGCCCAAGAACTATGTTAAGAGCATCAGCGATGAGTCTATGATCGTCAGAAGAACGTTTGACACCCAAACGGTTTCTGGTGGTGGTTCTGTATCCTTAACTCTTCCTGAAAACGAACAGTTTGAAGCTATTAATGATGCAAACTTCACAATGATTGCCTTGGCTTCTACTAATGGATCTTATCCAGTAGGGTCAGAAATTCAATTAAAACCCCCTAGTGGTGGACATGCATCTAGTGTTCTTGGTTATGCAGACTTTACCTCTAGTGATAACACTACACTTCAGATTGACAACTTAACAAATATCACTTCTGTTAAGATTACAGCAACTATTGCTAAAAACGTAACAACCAGAAAGACAAAATCTGAAAACAAGATGTTTGTTCTTAAGGTTACTAATACAGTAGAAGATTTAGATAAACCTAAGTACAACCTGACTCATACCAACACATACGGCACTCGTATTGAAGATAAAGATATTTCTCTTGGTGCAGTTGATGCTTATCGACTTCATGCAGTTTACGAATCTAACGACGATAACGATCCCGTAATTCCTTCAGTAACTCTTGTAGAACCTGTCTTCTTTGCAACAGGATCTATTGTTACAGGTAAAACATCAAATGCTAGAGCAAAAGTTGTAGATTTCTCCTCGGGTAATTTAAAACTTACTGTTGTTTATGAATCTGGTCAATTCCAACCAGGTGAAACTCTGACTGGTTTTGATAGTAATAATACTGCAATTAACGCAATTATCAATGATAGTGAAGGATCTGTCGTTGCAGGTTCAAAGGTTATTACTGGAAACTTCTTCTTAGAAGTGAATCAAACACCATTCATGTATGATATTTCTAAGATTACTAGGAAGAAGGGTGTTGCAAAACCGATCAGAAAACTAAAAGTTGTTTTTGATTACTATACACACTCTGCTACAGGTGATTATTTTGGTGGTCAATCGTATCTGAATACAACTTATGATGATATTCCATTCTTTGGAGTTGATTTCTTAGCAGATTTCCTTGACTTCCGTCCTTCTGTTAAAAACTTGTACTCTGGAACAGGTTCTGTTTCTTCACCTGCATATGTTGGTGTTAACAGTCTTGATTTTAATGCGAGAGTGTTCAATACTTCAGGATCACCAGCAGCAACTATTTTCGACGTTCCGAAATTACAGACTAACTTCAAGTGTGATTTTGACTGGTATCTACCTAGAACAGATAAACTCTTCCTCAATCCAGATGGTGAATTCCAGGTTGTTAAGGGTAAATCTGCAGAGGCTCCTGATGAACCCGATGATATCAAAGATAGTTTACTTTTAGCGGTTCTCAGTCATAAACCATATGGTTTTGATCCAGAATCGGATGTGGTAATCACCAGATCCGACCACAAGCGTTACACCATGAAAGATATTGGTGGTCTTGAGCGTCGTCTTGATCAGGTTGAGTACTACACATCACTGAACCTTCTTGAAACTGATACTTATAATACTAAGATTCTCGATGGTGATGGAAAAGATCGCTTGAAAAACGGTTTTACTGTTGATGACTTCTCTGACCATAGTAAATCTGATACTGGTAACGAAGATTTTAATGCTGCATTAGATTTTGCACAAGGATGGTGTCGTGCATCTCACTACACCTCTAATATTGGACTGGAAATTAATACTTCTCTGTCCACTAACTATCAGCAAACTGGTCCTCTTCTGACACTTCCATATACAGAGAAGAAGATTATTGACCAACCATATGCTTCGAGAGTTGAGAATATCAACCCATTCAACGTATTTACCTATATTGGTCGTATTGATCTTACCCCTCAATCTGATGATTGGATTGATACTGAAAGATTACCCCAGAGGGTAACACAAATTGAAGGTGATTTCCAAGCAGTATCATCTGAAATGAATGTTGATCAGAATGGTTTTGCTCCTATTCAATGGGGTGCATGGCGTGATCAGTGGTCTTCCAGTAGAGTTGTTGGATCTAATGTTACCAGAAACTCTTTCTGGTTAGAAATGGACCGTGGTAGATCTCCCAACCCTGGTGTCTGGGGTGGTCGTGGTATGCGTCGTGTTAACAGAACGACCACAATTCTTACCACAACACGTCAAACGAGAACTGGTATTCGCTCTAGAGTTATTCCTAGAATCGATCGACAGTCTCTGGGTGACAGTGTTGTATCTTCTACTTCAATCCCATTCGTCCGTTCTAGGAACATTGCTTTCAAGGCGGCTCGTATGAAACCGAGAACTTCATTCTTCACTTTCTTCAGTGGAGTTAACATGGGGCAGTATGTGATGCCAAAACTGATCGAACTTATTAAAGATCCTGCAGTTGATAGTAGAACTAATTCCACTCCATTTGTTATTGGCGAAACTGTCACTGGACTAAGATCTGGTGTACGATTGAGAGTTGTTGCACCAAATGATGTTTATAAGTTCAATCCATATGATGATACAGAACTTCCATCTTCTTATGCTTCAACTACTGCGTTCTTGAATATTGATTTAGATTCTCTTGCAGCGCAAGCTACAGGTGCATTCTTTGGAAACATGGAGGTTGGTGAAATCTTGGTTGGCGCATCTGGTGCTAAGGCAGTAGTCAAAGACCGTAGACTTCTCAGTGATAGATCTGGTAAGATGCACGGTTCTTTGTATATTCCTCCTGCTCGTAGATTATTCCCTAGAGATATCGTGACTGTTCTTCCCTTCCCTGGGGTTGGTGAGTCGGGTGTTCCTAGGTTTAGAACTGGATCAAACACTCTTAGATTTACAACCGATGCAAAAGACTCCCGTCTTGCTGGTGCTGTAGCATCCTCTGCTGAAGCAGAGTACGAGGCGAAGGGCACTTTGAACAGAGTTCGTGAAAATGTTCTTGCTGTTAGAAACGCTGAAGTCGTTCGTGATACTGTAAACCAGTCAAGAAACTTCAATACAATTAGAACAGAAACCCGTCAGATTGGTTGGTATGATCCTCTGGCACAGTCCTTTATTGTCGATGAAGCAGGTGGTGTATTCATTACATCAGTTGATGTTTACTTCAATACTAAGGACACTAATATTCCTGTTTCTATGCAGATTAGAACCATGGAAAATGGATATCCTACTACTAAGATTCTTCCTTTCTCGGATGTAACTCTTGAACCTAATGATATTCAGTTGTCTGCAACTGCTGCTGTTGCAACTAAGTTCACTTTTAGAGCACCTGTATACATTCCTCAATCTCAGGAACATTGTTTTGTTCTTCTTTCTGACTCCAACTCTTATCAGGTTTGGGTTTCTAGAATGGGTGAGATTGACATTACAGGAGATAGAACTATTTCCGAACAACCGTATGCTGGTGTTCTGTTCAAATCTCAAAACGCATCTACTTGGACTGCTGACCAGTACGAAGATCTTAAGTTCTCTATTAACAGAGCAGAATTCGTAACTAATCAAAATAGTAGAGTTATCTTGAATAATGTCGCTCTAGACAAGGGTAACAAGGGTGTTATTCAACTTCGCAATGATGCAGTTGAAACCTTCATTCCAGAACTTCAGTTGACGCTTGATTCTACAACTGTTCCGTTTACTATCGGTGCAAGAATCAAACAGAAGATTACTCTTGCAGAAGCAACGATCACTAATGTTCAAAACTTGACTGCAGGTGTTACTCTAACAATTAATGATATTACTGGAACATTTGCTTCTTCAAATGATTTAGTTTCTTCCAAAACAACAGGAACATTGACAGTTGCATCTACAGCCAATTTTGGTGTAGGCGACAACATTACTGGTGGCACTTCTAATGCTACTGCTACAATTACTGAAGTAACAAATGCAACGACTCTTGCATTGAATTTCGTGTCTGATGACTTCGCGAATAGCGAAAATATTACGGGTGATGGTGCAGGTGCAGGTGTTAACACTGCAGCGACTACTGCTGCTTCTTCTGGTGCATTTACACCTGCTGGAGACCAAGTTGAATCTGGTGTTATCAATCCTGCAGAACCTAGCAGCACCCCTACTTACACAACAGGTCAAAGAAAAGTCAGAATTCATCATAGCAACCATGGTATGCATGATGTCTCTAACAATGTAACTATTGATGGTATTGAGTCCGAGATTTCTGATACTGCATTGACTGCATCAATTTCTGCTAGTGATCTTACACTATCTGTTGTTGACGCAACTGCCTTCCATAAAACAATTAATGGTTTGGCAATCAGTCCAACTAATCCTGGATATGCGAGAATCTTTAACAGAACTCTTGGTCTGGGAGATCAGTCTGAAGTTGTATCTTACTCTGCGATTAGTAGCGATGGTAAAACCATTACTCTTGTCGAAAGAGGACTTGATGGAACAACTGCAAGATCTCATCCAGATGAAACTCCTGTCGAATGTTATAACTTAGATGGTATTCCTCTGACAGAAATTAACAAAGCACACACAGGTATCTCTAATCCTACACTGGATAGTTACGATATCTCAACTACTTCTATCGCTAGACTTGGTATTAGAGGTGGTGGTAGTAGAGGTGAGGCAACTCAGAATATTCAGTATGAGATTCTTGTTCCTCAAGTTGAAAGAATGCTTCTTCCTGGAACTGACATCACAGCAAGAGTTAAAACTATCTCTGGTACTTCTATTAATAATGGTGCTACTGTTCTCGAATCCTCCTTCTCGGACGATGGTATTTTCAAAGATATTACTCTGAGTGAAGATAATTATTTTGAAACACCGAATCTGATTTGTTCTACCGTTAATGAATCAGCAGAACTGAGTGGTGCTAAATCATTCAGAATGGATTTAACATTGATTTCCGATAAGGAAAATCTCAGTCCTGTTATTGACACAGAAAGACTTTCCATCACATGTGTTTCTAACAGAATCAATAATCCTTCAGATGAAAATACTGCACGCTTGGCATCTGGTGATGAGCACGAGGCTGCATATATCACCCGTCCTGCAAATCTGGTCAATCCATCTAAATCACTCAAGGTATACTTCTCTGGATACCGTCCTACGGGCAGCACTATCAAGGTGCTATATAGAGTGAGACCTGTTGGTGGGTCTGATAGTTTGGAGTCTCTTGGATATAACTTCTTTGATATTGGAGATGCAAACATTCCTGAAACTACTGAAAATCAGGTATTCAGTGAATATGAATATGAAGTATCGGGTTTGAACTTCGATCAATATCAAATTAAGGTTGTATTCGTTTCTCCGAATCAGGCATACTCACCAATCATCAAAGATTTCAGAGCAATTGCCCTCGCTGTATAATGGATCAAGTCCCAGTACAAGATTATGATCATTGGTATAGAGATCCCAACACGGGATCTCTTCAATGTTCTGACACTAGCACATACCAACAGTATATGCGTGCTTACGAAGCATCGCAAAGAAAAAAGCAAGAATTTGACACTTTACAAAATGAGGTTTCTGGTTTAAAATCTGAATTGAGTGACATCAAATCACTCTTACTAACGTTAGTCCAAAACAATTCTAGAAAAGATTATGACGATTGAAAAAGTTCCTGCCGACCAGATGCTTGCTCAATTCAAAGAGCAACTTACAAAACTGGTGACTGAGAATCAGGAAATGGCAGCAAAGATCAAACAAAATGAAATTACTGCACTGAAACTGCAAGGTGCCATTGAAACTCTTGAGTATTTCAATGGGGATGAGACTGAAGAAGAAACTCCCGAAGAAACTGAAGAATGATACGCGGGGGCAAACGCCCCCTTTTTAATGGCATAAATAACTTAGAAGCATTATCTATACGAGTTGTCGTAAAAAATGGCAAATAGAATTCAATTAAGAAGAGGTGGCGCTCAGGAATGGGCAAACGCTAACCCAACCCTGGCACAAGGTGAACTCGGAATCGAACTTGATACTGGTCGCTTTAAGATCGGTGATGGCGTTTCCGCATGGAACACGTTGAGGTATGAGAGACCTGTTGAATCTGTCACCAATACGGCGAATACGCTCGTACAGAGAGATGCTGATGGTAATTTTAGTGCTGGCACAGTCACTGCAACATTAATCGGTAATGCTTCAACCGCCGCTCGTCTTGCTTCGACTCGTCAGATTCAACTTTCAGGTGACGTTCAGGCAACAGGCGTCTTTGATGGTTCTACCAACCTGAACCTGAATACATCAGTTAGTCTTGTTTCAACCTTACCTCATTATGACGGCACAGGAGATTCATCAGGAACTTATCGTTCAGTAACTGTTGATGCAAAAGGTCGTGTTACTAATGCGACTAATCCTACAACTCTTGCTGGATATGGATTGGATGGTAATGTTGAGGGTTCTTCAGCACAACCATATGACCTTGACCTTCAAGCATTAGCAAACCTTACTTCTACTGGTATTATTGCCAGAACTTCTGGTGGTGCAATGGCAACCAGAACTGTTCTGGGTTCTGCTACCAGAATTGCTATTACTAATGGTAACGGTGTTGCAGGCAACCCTGTTATCGACTTAATTACAACTGCTGTAACTGCAGCAGAATATAACACTGAATCACTCACGTCTGCTGCTGGTAGTGAGACTGTAAACGCTACGAAATTTACAGTTGATGCATACGGCAGATTAACAGACTCTAATACTGTGCCTATCGCTACTGCTACTGAGGGTAGTAAGTACCCTAGCTATAATGCAGGCACGACATATGCTCGCTATGACATCATTGCTAATGCATCGAAGGTTTACCAGGCATATCAAGCAATTACTGCTGGTTCTGGTGCTCCTACTCATACCAGCGGCGATAATGGAGGTTGGCGCTACCTCGCGGCTGAAGCAACGGAACAGAAGGGACTGGCTAGTTTTGCACAGGAAGATTTCGACGTTGACTCAAACGGGCACGTTACCATCGCCGCCGCAGGCGTAGACAATACACAACTTCAGAATAATAAACTGATTTTTACTGATGGTAATGCAGTAGAAAACTTTGAACTTGATAATGAACTTACAACCTCTACAGCAAATACTGGTTTCAATCGCCTCAACTTTATCAAGATTAATGATACAAGTGGCAACTTATTGTTTGGCGCTAATAATACAGGGGATAGTGGCGCTGGTGAGATTGATGTCAATGTCCGTTCCTATTTTTCTGATCCTGATATTACTCTTGATGGAGCAACTGCTCAGACATTGGATAAGACTGGGGATGGTAACCTTACCTTCCAGTTAACTCAAGATTCTTCATCTGCTAGAAACCTTAGCATCCTCTCTACAAATGCTGGATCTGGTACAAGCACAGTTACAATCACCGCAGAAGATGTTGTTGACATTGATGCCTCTGCTGCAACTGGTAAGGTTCATGTAGAAAACGCAAGATTCCAGTCTAATTACATCGCCACAACTGATGCGACGATGAATCTTGACCCTGGCGATGATCGTGCTGTAACTGGTCTGGTTCGTGTCTGGGGTGACCTCCAAGTTGATGGTGTGACTACAACTGTCAACTCAACAACCATGACAGTAGATGATGTTGTCCTTACTCTTGGTGGCGATACCGCTCCTTCATCTGATGACAACCTCGATCGTGGTGTTGAGTTCCGTTATTATGACACTCAAGCACGCTTAGGTTTCTATGGTTGGGACACTAACTATACTGATCTGGCTGGTCACGAAGGTGGTTATACTTTCCTTCATGCTGCTACAAATACTTCCGAAACTTTTGCTGGTACTGCTTCTGGTATTACTGCTGGTAACCTTAAGTTAACAAGTAATACCAACTCTACTTCTAATACAACTGGTGACCTTGTAGTTGCTGGTGGTGTTGGTATTACTCAAGATGTGAATATCGGCGGTCTGCTGGATGTTGATGGCACTCTGCGTGTAACTAATACTTCTCGCTTTGATAACAACATCGTTCTGCAAGGTGCATCTAAGACCTTGCAACTTAATAATGGATCTGGAACAACCAAGATTGAACTTCAGTCAACTACTGGTAATGCATCATTTGGTGGTGTAGTTGACTCGATTGGCAACTTCAATGTCAATACTAATAAATTTAATGTTGTTGCTTCTTCTGGTAATACTTCTGTTGCTGGCACTCTGGGTGTTACTGGTGATACAACTCTGACTGGTGCTTTAGATGCAAACAGCACAGTTAATATTGCTGGATTTACTTTCCTTGAAGACACTAATGAACCTAGTATTTCCTTGAATGGTGGCACTGGTTTATATGAAATTCAATCCAGTGATTATGGTTCATTCCGATTTGATGGTGGTGGATATGTTGAAGGCGACACTATGTTCAATAGTGACCTTTACATCAATGGTTTTATCAGACAGAAAGAAGACGTAACGGCAACCTTCAACACACAAAACTACTTGCAGGTTCGTTATAAGTTCCGTACTGGTACATCTGCTGCATATACTCCTTCATACGCATCAGACAATACATCAAACCTGAGAGTTTATGGTGGTGCTGGTATTGCAACCGACCTTCATATTGGCGATGATCTGTATATCGGTAAGTTGAATAATGGCGACAATGTTGAGTTCCAAGTTCTTGGTGAGTCTGGTAACACAACTATCGGTCGTTCTGGAGCAGGCACTTCATCTGTTGGTACTTTAACCGTTTATGGTGATACTCTCTTAGATAGAGATCTGACAGTCAATGGTGATATTACTCTTGGTAATGCAAGTAGTGATGTTCTGACAATCAATTCTGATACTACATTCAACGATGATGTAAAAATCAATGGTAACAACCTAACATTCACTATCGAAGCACAGAATGGTACTGATGCATTTGTTGTTGACTCTGACAATGGCAATACAACTATTGCTGGTACGTTAGATGTAGATGATGCAACAACAATTACAAACACTCTGAATGTCACTAATGGTGTTGATTTTGATAGCACTCTGAATGTTGATGGTCAGACTGATTTAAATGGTGCTTTGATCGTTGATGGTGCCACTACAATCAATAATAGTCTCACCCTCAATAAAGCAAGTGGCAACCTCTTGATTCAAAATGGATCTGGAGTAACTAAGTTTAGTGTAGACACAGACAACGGCAATACTGATATTCAAGGTACTTTCAATGTTGAGGGTGCTACTACTATTGATGATACCTTGGGAGTAACTGGTATCACCTCATTTACTGACAACACTGATCAATCTGTTGGTGGTAACTCTTATAGTGCTGATGGTTCTGTTCGTCTTACTGGTGGTCTTGGTGTTGCCAAGAATCTTGCAGTTGGTGAAGACTTTACAGTTTATGGTAACTTTGTTGTAAAAGGAAATACCACTCAGACTGGTACTACAGTTTACAACAACACAATTGCAATTTCTAACACTCAGGATGCAACGTCCTTTGCTGATAATTCAGTATCTCTCACCACTGATGGTGGCGCAAGAATTAGTAAGAATACTTGGGTTGGTGGAGATCTTCATGTTTGGGATAATGCAAATTCAAGAAATGCATTCTATGTTGATGTAAGCACTGGTGATGCTACATTACATAATAATATGACCATCGGTGGCGATCTTGTAGTCAATGGAACAACGACAACTGTTAATAGCACGATCACTACTCTCGATGACCCTATTATCACTTTGGGTGGTGACACAGCACCCTCGTCTGATGATGCTAAGGATCGTGGTGTTGAGTTCCGTTATTACGACAGCTCTGCTAAAACTGGGTTCTTCGGACTTGATAGATCCTCATTAGAATATGTTTTCTTATCCAATACATCTAATTCAAGTGAAGTTATTAGTGGTACAGATGGTGATCTTCGCGCTGGTTCTCTGCATCTTACTGGGTCTGGCACGACTCTTGATGTTGATGCCAATGCCAATATTGATGGCACCCTGACAGTTGATGGACAGATTACTTCTAATGTTTCTACTGGAACACCTCCTCTGGTTGTTGCTTCCACAACGAAAGTCAATAATCTGAACGCTGATCTTCTAGATGGTTTCACTACAGATTCCACAGCAAATGCAAATACAATTGTTCTTCGTGATGCTAGTGGAGATTTTGCTGCTAATAAAATTACAGTTGCTACTGGAACTGGATCTGGCGCTGGTATTCAAGGTAATGCTCTTACAGCAGACACACTTAAGACTGCACGCACTATCACAGTTGATGGCGTTGTAAATGGCAATGTCTCTTTCAATGGAAGTGCAGATGTAACCATCACTACCACATATGACGATGCAGATATCACTGCTCTGGCAGCACAGGCAGGCACTGGTTATATGGTCAGATCTGCTGCCAACACTTATGTACATCGTACATTTGGAGTTACCTCTGGTTCTGGTATTACACTGACAAATGCTGATGGAATTTCTGGAAATACTACAATCAACGTTGCGTCGTCAGCAGCTGCAACTCCTGACAACCTGGTTCTTCGTGATGGTTCTGGTGACTTTGCTGCTAACGTCATTACGATGGCAACAGCAACAATCTCTGGAGCAGCGACCATTGGCACAACCCTGGGTGTTACAGGTGCAACAACTCTGAGTTCTACTCTGGGTGTTACAGGTGCAGCAACATTGAGCAGCACTCTGGCAGTCACTAGCAATGCTACAATTGGTGGCACACTGGGTGTAACTGGTGTTTCTACTCTTACAGGTCTTCTGAATGCTAATGGTGGTATTGCAGTTGACACGAATAACTTCACAGTCAATGGAAGTACGGGTTCTGTCGTTACTGCAGGCACGTTAAGCGTTGGTAGTACATCTGCCTTTACTGGTGCTATCACGGCATCTGGAGGCGTTGTGGGCGCTCTCACAGGCAATGTAACTGGTAATGTCACTGGTGACGTAACTGGTGATCTTACTGGTGATGTGACTGGTAATCTGGTTGCAAACTCAACTGCTCTGAATATTCTTCCCGCTGCAGATAGTACACATAACTTAGGTTCTACTACAGTAAGATGGGCGAACGTTTATGCAGATAACCTTAATGCAGGTGGTAACGCAACTGTCGCTGGTAATCTCGATCTTACTGGAAACATTGCGGTAACAGGTACATCTACATTTACTGCTGGTGTAACTTTATCCAGCACTCTCGCAGTAACTGGTACTTCTACATTCACTGGTGCTATCACAGCAAATGGTGGTGTTGTAGGAAACCTTACTGGTAATGTTACTGGTAACGCAAGTTCTGCAACACAGGTTGCAACTGAACATACTGATCTAGATGCTGAGCATTATCCAACATTTGTCGATAGCAACAATAATTCTGCTACGAATGAATCGTTGAGAACTGATGGTGGTATCTCTTATAACCCAGGCACCAATACTCTGACTGCAACCAATATTATTGGTACACTTACTGGTAACGTAACGGGTAATCTGACTGGTGATGTAACTGGTAATTTAACTGGTAACGTTACTGGTAATGCAACTACAGTCAGCACCTCAGCTTCTGGAAACGATGATGAAGTCTTTATTGCAACAGTAACAAATGGATCTGGTACTAACACACTTCGCACCAAGTCCACTTGTAAGTTTGACAGAGCAACTGGCAAGATTATTAGTGATCTCCAAGGCAATGTTACTGGTAATGTAACTGGAAACGTAACTGGAAACGTAACAGGAACTGTTTCTAGTATTGCTAACCATGACACTGGCGACCTGACAGAAGGCACAAATCTGTATTACACAGATGCTCGTGCTGATGCTCGTATTGCTGCTGCAACTACTGATGACCTGAGTGAAGGTTCTACTAATCAGTATTTCACTGAAGCAAGAGTTCAAACAAAACTTGATCATGCGTTTGAACAACTTAGAGCAATGCTCAACAACCTTGCTACTACTACCACTTTGGTTCTGAATTTGTCTGGAGATCCTACTCCTGGTGATGTCGTTACGCTTGGTTCAATTGTAACTGGTGGTACTGGTTATTCCACATCAACAGGTGTTGCTACTACCTCCAGTGGCAGTGGCACTGGATTGACAGTAGATATCACAGCATCTGCTGGTGTCATTCAGAGCATCGCTGTTAATTCCGATGGTAGTGGATATGTTGCAGGTGAAACCATCACTATTAGCACTGGCGATGGTAACGCACAAGTCACAGTTGGAACAGTTAAGACCATGGCAGTTGGTAACACTATCACTGGCGGTACTTCTGGAACCACTGGTGTTATCACAGCACTTGGTGCTACTTCAGTAACCATCGATACAATTGATGGATTCTTCAAGAAGGGTGAAACAGTTTCTGCTGGTAATGTAACCACTCTCACGATCTCCACATTCGCATAATAGAAAATGTCCGCTACTAGACCCGCTACTAAAACAGAACTAAGAGATTATGCTCTTCGTCGTTTAGGATTCCCTACGATTGATATCAACGTTGCTTCAGCGCAACTGGATGACCTGATCGAAGAGGCAATCGATTACTATCAAGAGTATCACTACAATGGTAGTTACAAGTCTTTCATTAAGATTGAAGTGACTGATGCTATCAAAACTGCTGCTAAAGCAACTGCTCAAATTGGTTCTTCTGCTTGGTATGAAGATACTCAGTATGTTTCTCTCCCTCCTGGAGTGATGAGTGTCAATCGGGTATTCAGTCAGATCGGTGCATCTAGTGTTGTTCCTGGTAACATCTTCAATATTAAATATCAGATCTTCTTGAATGACATCTATGCAATGACGCATGGACATATTCTTCATTACTTTATGACATCTCAATATCTTGAGACTTTGGATTGGGTTACTAATAATAATGCAAATCGTAGAATAAGATTCAACGAACATCAAGGTAGACTTTATCTTGATTTTGATTGGGATGAATTGGAAGCAGGGGATTTTATTTTAGTAGAAGTTTTGATGCGCCAAGATCCCGAAACATACACTGATATGTACAATGATAATTGGTTGAAAGATTATGTTGAGGCATTATTCCAACAGCAGTGGGGTCGTAACCTAAGTAAGTATGATGGCATTCAAATGCTAGGTGGTGTTACTCTCAATGGTCGTCAAATTCTTGAAGATGCAAGTCAATTTAAAAAAGACCTTGAAGAACAACTTCGTGATACATACGAAATTCCCCCTCTAGACTTGGTAGGATAATATGGCATTTCAGAATACACCAGCATCTGATTTCGTTTTTAGCGATCATACAAATCTTTTAAAGGCAAATGGTTCTGCTCAAGAGCAGAAGTTTATGGAGAATCTCGTCGTAGAGAGCATAGAAATTTATGGGCAAGATATCTACTATGTTCCAAGAACGATTGTTAATCGTGACACGGCGTTTGGAGAAGACTCTGACTCGCAATTTGATAGCGCAAGAGCAATCAGAGCATACGTTAATAATGTTGAAGGATGGGAAGGACAAGGCGAATTACTTAGCAAATTTGGAGTTCGTGTCGAAGATAAAACGACGTTTATCTTTTCCCGTGAGAAGTTTAAAGAAAAAGTTGACGACTTGGAAACTTTGAATGTAGAGGGTCGTCCAAATGAAGGAGATCTGATTTGGTTTCCTACGACAAAACATTTATTTGAAATTAAATTTGTAGAAGCAGAGAAACCCTTTTACCAACTTGGTAAAGGTTATGTTTGGGAATGTCAGTGCGAACTCTTTGAGTACAGCGACGAAGATCTCGATACTGGTATTACAGAAATTGATGCTATCGAGACAGCATTTGCCAATGCCATCACAGTTAACTTTGCTGCAGGTGGCACTGGAGATTTTACAATCGGAGAAATTGTTGCTGGTGGTGCTTCTAATGTTACGGCAGAAGTTAAGGCATGGGATTCATCTAATAGACAACTTCAAGTGTTTAATAGATCTGGCATTTTCACTATTCCAGAAACTGTAACTGGTCAAACTTCAGGTGCTGCATGGACATCTGCATCGTACAATACACTAAATAATGTTAATACTGAGTCTAGTGTCGATCAGAACTACGACTTTGAAACTCTTGATGATGATATTATTGATTTCACCGAATCAAATCCTTTCGGTTCTATTGGGTCCACTACTGATACTACAATCTGATGTTAGGCACATATTCATATCACGAAATTTTTAGAAAGACTGTTGTTGCATTTGGAACTTTGTTCAACAACATCGAACTTCGTCGTTCTGATGAAGTAATGAAAGTGCCTCTGGCATATGGTCCCAAAGCAAAGTTTCTGGCGCGTCTCGATCAAGTACCTGACCCTACAAATAAAAGAGTACAGATTACACTGCCAAGAATATCTTTTGAAATCAATGGCATTACATACGACTCTTCTAGAAAGGTATCGCCAACTCAAAAGATTGCTATACCCACTAGCAATACAAAAAACAAAAATGTATTCATGCCAGTCCCATATAATTTGGGATTTGAATTAGCAATTATTTCTAAAAATCAAGAAGATGGTTTGCAAATCTTGGAACAGATTTTGCCATACTTCCAACCGCACTATAATCTTTCTGTAAAACTTCTTCCTTCCATGAATGAAGTGAAAGATGTTCCTGTGGTTTTACAAAATATTGATTATGAGGATGACTATGAGGGGGACTTTTCTACCCGTAGAGCAATTATTTACACCTTACAATTTAGTGTAAAGACATATCTTTATGGTCCTGTTACAGAACCCAAGGTCATCAAAAAGGCAATTGTCGATTACTCTACATCTGCAAAAGTCACTGCACCAAGAGAGGTTCGTTATCAGGTAACTCCTACATCTCTGCAAGATAGAGACGGAGTTGTTGTTACTACATTATCATCTGCTACAGACGCAGACGATAATTTAATTGCTGTTGCTGATGCATCAGGCATCAATAAATTTGATAGCATCTATATTGATACTGAACTCGTTAGAGTATCTAAAAAGTCTGGTAATAACTTGACAGTTGTAAGAGCATATGAAGGAACTACTGCTGCAGCACATGCAAGTGGTGCTAATGTATTCTTAGTCAATGATGCAGATGATGCGTTGCTTGATTCTGAAGATGACTTTGGTTTCGGTGAACTTACATCTGAGTTTACTGATATCAAGAAACGTAATCCTGTAAGCGGCGCTGACGAGGCAATTTAAAAATGGGTAATCCTTTTGATGGACTGAATGATGCTTTTGGTGCAGAACCCTCTGAACTCCAGAAGCATGTGGAAAAAGTAAAACCAGTATTGAAGAAAACAGAAACGGAAGATGTGAAGCATGACTACGAGGTATCTCGTGCTCAACTTCATAACTTAGTAATGAAAGGTCAGGAAGCAGTTGATGGTATACTTGATGTGGCAAGAGCGTCAGATCATCCACGCGCTTATGAGGTTGCAGGTCAACTCATTAAAAACGTAGCAGATACTGCCGACAAACTCATTGACTTACAAAAGAAAATGAAGGAGTTGGATGCTGATGAGAAAAAATCTGGACCATCTACGGTTAATAACACTATGTTTGTGGGCTCTACAGCGGAACTACAAAAGATGCTAAAACAGCAAAAACAGATAAATAAAGAGGACACGAAATAACACGACATGACAGTAATTAACGTCTTAAGCACTAATGCAATCGCTGCTGATGCTACCGAGTATCAAGTTGTACAGACTGGATACTATCGCGTAGTTGCAACTGCAGGTGATGCAACAGTTTCATTCAATGGTGGTCCTGCAATCACCTTGATTCAAGATCAAGCACTTCTGATTAAAGGTGGTAAACCTGGTCAAGCAAGAATTGTAAAAGCAGTAGATGACTCCACTGCAGACTATCAACTTGGTACAAACCTTGGTGAAGTTTCTAATACACACCCATTTTCAGTAGGAGATTTTATTGCTGTAGAAGATGCTAGCACCTCGCCTGCTATCGATTCCAACTTCCTTTCTGCTGGCACCGCTGGCAAGAAAGTCACTGCTGCAACAGGAAACACAATCAGCACTGATATCGATTCATCTTCTGCATCTGCTGATTACACCTATGCTTACAGCGGACCTCAAGCAATCGTCAAACGTTGCGTGAAAATCGCTGCAACTGGTAATGCAATTGTTGTTGAAGAAGTACAAGTTGTAGGCGGTTGATATGGCTGAAGGTTTTAAGTCTGATATTCCACCTGCAATCAATCAAACCGCTAAGAAATACATTAGGGGTATGATGAAGGGTAAGTCACGATGGGCTAAGTTATATGGCAATCGTGACAAGGA